GAGGAGGGGGAGGGGGAGGCAGCAACGCGGCTATCCCGTTGCCTTACGGGAACGCCAGCAGAGTCAGCCGCCTCCGCACCTTCATGGGCAACAACGGCGTCACGCTGGGCACGGCGGCTGTCGGCATCGGCGCGGGTTTGGCCAGCGCGGCGGGCAGTGCGCTCAATGCGTACTCCAACAGGATGATGAACACCAACTATGACCAGTTCGGTAATCTCTATGTCTTGAGAAACGGCGGCTACAGCGGCCAGACCTACGGCGACGCCTCGATAAGCGGGTACACCAACAAGCTGCGTCCTTCGCGCTTCGTCGCGACTTCCCCGGCCGACCTCATCAACGGCGGCGCGCAGATCCTCGCCAACAGCAACAATCAGACTTTTAGCCAGAGCCTCGCGAACGCGACGACGTCCGCCTTCCTGTCTCCTGGCATGGGTCTGGGTCAGATGGCCGCGAACATGCAGCAGGAGGGCACCGCCAGGGCCACGGTCTTCTCTTCGATGATGTTCGGTCAGGGTACGCGCACGCCCGGCGGCGGGCAGATCTCCGAAGTGCAGTTGGCCAACGCCGCGCTGAATGCGACGCGTGGCGGTCGCGGAATGCAGGGTATGACGCCCGACAAGCTCGCGGCGATGCTCCAGCAGGGCGGCACTCTGCGGACCAACCTGAATACGTACGCCTCCAACGCAGGGCTCGGTCCTGAGGCCGTCGAATCGCTGGCGAATATCCTCACAGCCCAGACGGCGTATCAGAAGAAGTACGGGTCGACGGCGGACTTCGAAGCCACGATCAACGCCGCTGCGGGCGGAGACAAGAAAGCTACGGCGAAATTGAAGGGGACCGGGATCGGCGAGGGCGTCGAACAGTCCATCCTCAACCGGCAGGGCGCCACCATCGACCGGGACATGGCCTCAACAGCTAAATACATCGACACCCTGAAGAAAACGAATCAGCTTCTCCAGAACCTCAATGAGGGTATCACCAAGCTGATGAAGAGCTCGGGTCTCAGTGGCGCGCTCGGCAGCCTCGCGGGCGTCAACTCCGGGACGGGTGGGCGCGTTGGCGGGGCCCTGCGATCCGGGGCGACAGGAGCCGTCATCGGCACATTCATCGAACCTGGAATCGGAACGGCGGTCGGTGCCGGTCTCGGTGCTGCCTATGGGTTCATCACTGGCGGCGCGTCAAGCCCGATCAAGAGCGCCAGCACAGCGAAGCAAAACCCCGCCTCTCCGAATACGACGTCATCCGCCGCTGACGCGGCTATGGCTTACGCCCTCGCGCAGGTCGGCAAGCCGTACATCTCCGGAAAGACGGGGCCCGACGCTTTCGACTGCTCGGGGCTGATGATGGCTGCCTACAAGAGCGCTGGCGTCAGCATTCCCCGGGTCAGCAGCACTCAGAGCGAATTCGGCCTTGCGGTCCCTCCGGATCAGATCGGCCCCGGCGACCTCGTCTTCCCGCGCGGATACGACGGGAAGAACGGCGCTCCGGCTGGCCTTCCGGGGCACGTCGTGATGGCTCTGTCCGGCGGCCCGAACATCAAGGTTGTGGAAGCGGCGAATCCTCACGTCGGTGTCATCACCTCCTCCATGAGCGTCGGCGATGTGGAGTCCGCCAGGCGCGTGACCGGCGGTGTGGGCACTCTCGCAGCCACTCAGAACACCTCGGATACCGGCGCGTCCAAGACGAACATCGCTTCGGCGGCCGGACAGTCCCAGACCTCGAAGGCCGGTAGCGCCGGTTCGCCGTCCAGCATGAACGAGAAGGACGTCCTCGCCGGGATCCTCGGCGCCTCCGGCGCATTCCAGGGACCGGCTCTGATTACCTCTCCGCTTCAGAAGAGCGGCACTCCGATCATCAACGGATCGGCCGATTCGCGGTACGCCTACGCCAAGGGCATTTTCAACGTCTCCGGCGATCAGGTGGCGGACGTCCACAACGGAGAGATGATCCTGGATTCCAAGTTGTCGCGCTCCGTTCGCGCTGCGCTCATGGCCGACATTCCGCGCCACACATCCTCAGGGGGGAACATCACCTTCGCCCCGGGATCCATCGTCGTGAACGTCGGCGGAGCCATGACGAGCTCCTCCGCGCGGGACGCCGCCAAGCAGTTCGTGGATGCCGTCGCGGCGGACGACCGCATTCGTCTCATCGGGGAGGGGCTGTAATGGCGACGCAGATATTGGACGACCCTTCGGGCAACGGCTGGATGCAGCCGGATTTCGACCGGCGCATCAAGACACTCCCCATGCTTCAGCCGAACCCTCAGTCCACTTCGGCCGGTATCGAGCGTGGATTCATCAAGCAGGCCTTCGGCAACGCCGCTGGAGCTCCGCAGCAGACGACGTCGGCCTCCGGCTTCCTCGTCGCTCCGCGCACCCTCTACTTCCTCTACAACCCGTCGTCCATCTCTGTCAGCCATTCCATCGGCCTCGTCAGCGACGCGCAGCTTGACCCGAACCTGCGATCGAGCCTCGACGACGGTCAGATCCTCGGTCCTACCGGCGGCTCCGTGAGCTTCTCGCTTCTTTTCGACCGCACGTACGAGATCAGCAACCCAGACAATTTCGGGAGGCGCCTCGCGGAGAAGGGCGTGGCAGTCGACATCGAAGCACTGTACGCACTCGTCGGGATCTTCCAGCTAGACCTCGTCGACTCCGTGTATTCGCCAACGCCGCTGGCCAATCAGGTTACTGCGCAATCCAACGCGGGCAAGGCGGAGCTGATCGCGCAGGCGCTCATCACGGAGGTCAACGCGCAGCTAGTCCCGGGGGAGGCCCCTTTCACCATTCAAGACATTCTCACCGGGGCCACGGCCGGAAACGCGATGAACTCCGAGTTGGACCTCCTGTACCGGAAGCTCTTGGAGACGCGGCTCAAGGCGGCCGGTCTTTCCCTGTCCGATCTGCCCCGGGATCCGGATCACGTCACGGTCGGCAGCGGGAATCCCCCGGGCTGGCCGTACGTCTCCACCTCCCCGACGCAGGCCACGAAGCAGACTTTCGGGGTCATGCGCGTGACTCCCGTGGTCATCGTCTTCGGCCGCCAGCGGGGCACGTGGAGTCCCACGGTCGAGTACTACGGCTACATCTCATCCATTCAGGTCGACTACGCGCACTGGACGCAGAACATGGTGCCCGTGAGGGCCGGTGTCTCGATCGAGCTGACCCTTCTCCAATCGACGGTCGATCAGATGACTCAGATGGCGGCACTGTAATGAGCTCTATCGCGCTGTCGTCGCGCTACCAGCGGAACCGTACCGGGATCGTCCTGGCGAAGAACGGGACTCCTCGGCTGGCGATCCTCCATCGCTATCCGCAGCCGCTCCTTCTCCAGGTGGTCGAGCACCTTTGGACGAGGTACGACCGCATCGACATTCTCGCGTCGCGCTACTACGGCAATGAGGCCTCGTGGTGGATGATCGCCGAGGCGAACCCGCGAATCCTCGATTGGACGACGATTCCTATCGGGACAATCATCAGGATCCCCAATGTGGCGTAGACGGTACAGCCCACTGGCTCAGATCATCGTTCCGGTTCCACAGGACCGGCAGGTGTTTCTCAGCGACGTCGTCATCTACTTCGAGGAGAACAAGCACGCGCTCGCGGAGCTTACGGTCATCTACAACATCTCGAAGTCGGCCCCGTTCCTCGACTGGCAGTATCCGGCCGGGATCACGTGGGGTGAGCAGTCCCCTGTCAACTTCGTCTACCGCATGTACACCAACGACGTGTGGGGCAGCTTCTACGGGTATGTCATGTCAGAGAACATCCTGGGGTCGAGCTCGGATCCCCGGTATGGCGGCATGACGCAGGTGACGGTCAAGTACACCGTCATCGGCATGACCTATTGGATGCAGGGGCAGAGGGACAAGTTATGGAAGCAGTGCAACCCTTCGTCGATCGCCCGGGATATCGCCAATACGTACGGCATGCGCGCCGTCACGGAGCCACTCGGAGTCTCATTCGAGACGCAGATGCAGAGCTCGCAAAGCGACTGGAAGTTCCTGGCCGATACGGTGGCTCAGAGGATTTCCGCGCGGCTTTCTATGGACGGGGCTTCCACGCTGTACTTCACGCAGTACACCACCCCGATTCCGTCGTCGAATGGGACGTGGCCTGTTTTCACATTGACGAAGAAGTCCGGAGTCATCGATACTTTGCACGAATTCCAGGGCATCACCGGGGATACGGATCCGGTTGGCGGATACCGCCTCAATCAAATCGCGACGGCGACGTCTCCGTCCATGCCGAGGGTGACGTTCTCACCGCAACGAGATCTGGACGTCATCCGGCCTGTGCAGACGTTCATGAAGCGCTACACGCTTTGGCCCGGACGCTCGTATACGGAGATGGAGCAGTACCTCGTCGCGGACTCGGAGCCGCTGTGGATGTACGCGGAGGCGACTACCGATGGGGATCCCCGGTGCAAGGTCGGCGGGCTCGTGGAGGTGCAGGGGGCTGGCGTCGCCATCGACCATCGCGGGAAGTGGATTATCCGGTCGGCAACCCACCGCATCCACCAGGTCATAGGACAGCCGCGCCTCAATACCTACACCTGCGATCTGAAGCTGGGCAGGAATCAGCCCAACCGCCTCGCCGAGCCCGCTAGCCCGCTCAACATCGGCACTGACCATGGCACTGTCCTGGTCGGCCAGCGATGGCGGGCGCGGTACTCGACTCCGATGTCAGGGGCGTCGTCATGACGGCGGGAATCGGCGCGGCGGATGCCGCCATCTATACGGGCGTCTGCCTGGAGAACAACGACCCGATGAACCTGGGCCGGATCAAGTACTGCGTCCCCCAGCTCTCCGGGGAGGCGGCTTTCGGCTGGGCCGCCCCTGTCACTCCCGGCGTCACGGACATCGGGTCGAACGTCTACGTAGCCTTCGAGGGCGGCGACCGCAATCACCCGCTCTTCTGGCCGAAGAATCTCCCGCCGGACCCAGACCCGGATCCTGACCCGACACCACCGCCGACCATGTATGCGACATTCTCCGATCTGGAGGCGGACTATCCTTCCGGGGCAACACTCGGCGATACATTCTGGGTCACCGAATACGGGGGGTCGGTGCAGTGGCAAGGGTTCTGGAAGTGGCTGCCCAACGGCTTTCAGGCCAGCTACCAGGCTCACCCCACACAGATCACCGTTGACACGACCAACGCAAAGCTGCTGACCTCCGTCAGTTTCACCAACCTGTCCTCGCACCGGATCTATCAGTTCACGGCCGACACCCTCGTTTCGTCGACCGATACAAACACCGTGAGCTGTGGATACGCGCTGCTGGTGTCTACGTCTGCGCTTCCGGCGACGATAGTCAGGTCGACGACGTTCGACTACCAGATATACGGAAACGCGCCGTCGAACGCGGTCCCTTCGCTGTGGCTGACCATGGCGACGTCCTTCACCGGCAAGACGTCCGGCACGCTCTATGTCGGCACGTATCTCGTCAACTGGAGCTCGAACAGCGCGAACCATATTTTCTCTGCGGCGACTTTCCCTATGAACCTGGTCGTCAACGACATCGGAGCGGCCTGATGAGTATTTCTGTCGTCCTCCCCTTCCAGCTCGATTCCACCGGAGCCATTCAGAAGACGTCGAACGACGACAAGGCTCTTTCGGACCGCGTCCGCGCTCTCGTCTCCACCGTCCCCGGAGAGCGGCTCATGCGGACCGACTACGGCGTGCCCACTCCCAACGCCCTTTTCGATCCGAACATCGCCGACATGGTTTTCGCCGAGCTCAAGATGATGGCCGTCCAGGCTATTAGGCGCTGGGAGCCTGCGGCGGTCGTCGTGGATATCCAGCCGGTCACCAGCGAGAATTCGGGGTCGGTGGCTCTTGATGTGCGCGTGGGCCGCGCCGATGTGCCGAATGCCGAGCTCAATCGCTCGAAGCGGGTTTTTGTCACGGTGGGCGGGAGCACCTTCGACGCCGGGAACTAACAAATATGCCCATTCGACACCTAGGATGATAACGTGGCGGATGATATCCAAGCGCTTGCGCAAATCGATTACACGGCTCGGGATTTCGTAGGATACCAGGCCGCGCTATTCGCGTACGCTTCTCGCGTTTTCCCGGAGTGGACTTCCAGGAATCCGGGCGATTTCGGTGTCCTCTTCGTCGAACAGCTCGCCTACCTCGGCGACATCATGAGTTTCTATCAGGACGCCATCGCGGACGAGACCTTTCTCCTGACGGCCACCCAAAGGGACTCGGTCGTCGCCATCGCGCAGCAGCTCGGATACAAGCCCCAAGCGGCTCTGCCGTCAGCGGGGACCGTCACCCTCGTCTCGAACGCGGCCCAGGCGACCTCCGTGGACATCCCCGCCTACACGCAGTTGATCACGGCGTTCAACACGGCGCTGGACAGGCCGATCATCTTCGAGACGGCGGCCGACGTCACGGTGCCCGCAGCGGGCGGTACGGCGACTGTCAACGTGGTCGAGGGCGTGACGCAGGGAAACCGCACCGTGCCCGGCTACGGGGCGTCCCCCAGCAGCGCGGGGGTGTCCAAGGTCGAGGACGTCGGCACCTCTGACGGCACGCTCCTACAGAACTTCACCCTGTCGACGGGGCCGGTCCTCGAATCCTCGGTGCGCGTCTTCGTAGAGACTCCGGTAACCGGCGGCTCGACGACGGCGGTCGAATGGCGTCTCGTCGACTCCTGGCTCCGCGTCGGCGCGACGGACCAGGTTTTCCGGCTTCGCGTATCCGACTCCGGCCAGGGGACGATCTATTTCGGCGACGGCGTCAACGGTGCCATTCCGGCATCGGGCCTCAATATCGCCGTGGCGTACCGGACGGGCGGCGGATCCTACGGCGACCTTGACCCTGACTCCCTGCTGGATTTCGCCGGATCAGTGAGCGGAGTTTCGATCCAGTCCTCCTCCGCGATGACCGGAGGGGCGGACACGGAATCCATCGCTTCAATCCGCACGAACGCGCCGAAATTGTTCCGCACGCAGGATCGCGCAGTCTCGATCCGCGATTACGGCGATCTGGCGCTAAGCGTTCCGGGCATCGCGTCCGCGAAGGCGGTTGCCACATCCCAGAGCTCTGTCACCATCTACTGCCTCGGCCCGAACAATTCGACGCCTTCGCAGACCCAGCTAGACCTCGTGCAGACGACGGTTCTCTCAAAGTCGCTGGGCGGCGTGAGCATCACCGTCCTGCCGGGGACAACCGTCGCCGTCAACGTTGGCAACAACGGCGATCCGTCGCTGAATGTCCAGCTCTACGTCAACAACCGATTCAAGCGCGGACAGGTGCAGCTCTCGGCGACGCAGGCGCTACAGAACCTTTTCGCCGCCGGGAACACACGTCTCGGTATGCGACTGTCGGTGTCGAACCTGTATGCCGCGCTGGAGCTGACCCCAGGTGTCGACGCTTCGACGATTCCCGTCATGGCGCGGAACGACGCCACGCAGAGCGGCACCGCAGACATCCTTTTCCGCGAGTGGGAGATCCCCGTCGCAGGGAACATCTACATCAGCACCATCGGGGGCGCGCTATGACCGCCAGCTATCCGAGCTCCGTAAGGACATTCAGCCCCAAGCAAGACGATATCCAGAACGTCATGGCGGCTCACGTCAACGACCTCCAGGACGAGGTCTCGGCGATCGAGCGCACTCTTGGAGCCTTGGCCGCCGAATGGGACAACGGCAGTACGACGATCCACACCTACCCGTCCGTCAAGGCCCGTCTCGACGACACTCAGAACACGCTGACGACCGTACAGGGACAGCTCGCGGGCATCCTCGCTCAGCTCACGGCGATCGGGCCCCTGACGGGCCGCGTCACGGTCCTTGAGACCGACGTCGCCACGATGATGACGCAGATCACGTCGATCACCAATTCGCTGTCTCTCCTCACGGCGCGGGTCTCTTCTCTAGAAGGGCGCGTCACGGCGCTGGAGAACGGCACGGGATCTGTCCCCACGGATATCGCGGCGATGCAGGCTCAGATCAACGCGCTCATCGTCGGCCTGTCGGCGTCCATCACCAACACCGGCCAGACCATCGCTCCGGATCCCTACGACTGGACGACGCTGGTTTGGAACCGCAAGGAATTCGACAACGCCGGTATCTACCGCGCGGGGTCAAGCCTCGTGTGCCCGAAAAGCGGCACGTGGATCGTCAACCTCTTCGGACTCTTCCCCAACACGCGCGGGGGCGCGACCGGCGTCCAGTGCCTCGCGAATCTCGAACTCCGCCGCGAGGGCAACGGAATCGTCTCCGACTCGGACCAGCTTGAGCTCGGCATCGGCGGATACTTTCGGATGAACTGCGCGTACAACGGCGTCTGGGAGAAGGGTGAGGTGATGACGGGGGCTGTCAATTTCAACTCGTACAACGCCGCCAACCCGTCGATCTCCGCGCGCATCGGCTTGACGTTCATGCACAGCTAACCATTCGGAGCAGCGATGGCCATCTACGACGTAGACATATATGCGAAGAGCGTATACGGCTATGACACTCCGATCCTCTTCTCCGTCCAGCCGTTCCTCGCCAATCAGTACGCTCACGACGAGCTGCAAATCACCTGGGCCACTCCGCAGCAGGTCGCGACGTCGACCGCTCCCGGGAAGTCCTGGACGACGCTGCGACTCATCCGGAACTTCTACGGTTTCCCGGTCTCCGCATCGGACGGCGCGATCCTGCTGGAGATACCGAACACCAGCCCTGTCGAGAACTACCTGGATACTTCGGTACCTCCTGGCCGGTTCGCCTACTACTCGATTTTCGTCCTGACGACGCATGACGCCTGGGACTCCTCGCACTCGTACTCCATCGGCGACATGGTGACGTACAGCGGGCAGAACTGGAACGCCATCGCCGCGTCCCAGGGGGAGGCTCCCGGAAGCGGGAGTTCGTGGTCTCAGACGATCGCCGATACCGAGTGGGTTTTTGCCGGGTCGTGCGTCGGCCTGTGCGTCGCGGACTGGAACTACTCGCAGTTCCTTTTCGACACGACGCCCCGCGCCTACAAGGTCGACGTCATCGAGACGACCGCCTCCAACCCGGACAGCAATAATTTTCTCTGGAAGTTCGATCAGGTGGCCGGGTTCGGCTTCGACATCATGAAGTCGGAGAACGAGCGTCTTCTCAGGGTCAACGACATCGAGACGACACGCGACCGGTACATTCTCGCGATTGCCGAGCAGATGGGCATTGGAGAGGAGCTGCCGGACGACCCCGTTCTTCGTCGGCGTCGCGTGCTGGACGGCGTGGACATCTCGCGGCAGAAAGGCTCCATCACCGGCCTGGAGACGCTGATCGCGGATACCACGGGATGGGGCTCGACAGTCACCGCCGGATACAACCTGCTGCTGGATATCGACCAGGCATCGTGGGCGCATCCGGTTCTCCCGGTGTGGAACGCGGGCGTCCGGTACCAGGCGAACGAGCACGTCCACTATCTGGGTCTGGTCTACAGGGCGCTCATCGCGAATCAGGGCAACGTCCCCACCGGAGGATCTCCCAACTGGACTCTGACGGGCCCTTATGCGGATTCGACGACGCTCCTCAATCCGACCTCCGGCGGCATGTCGACGTGGACGGTCAATATGCCGATCACTCCTAGCTCCGCGTCGATGTCTGTCGAGGTCGATGGCGTTCCCGCCTCCGGCTCAGTCCCGGCGCGGAACTGTCTGCGGATCGCCACCAGCGACGGGGGCAGCCAGCAGATAGCCAACGTGAGCTCGGTCTCTCAGCCGGTCGTGACGTCGTGGTCCTCCGCCAGCTCCTACGTCCCCGGAAACGTCGTCAGCCTCGGACTGATCACCAACCTCTACATCTGCATACTCAGCCGAACGGCGACGTCGACAGCTCCGGACAGCGATCCCGAGCACTGGGCCGCGTATAGGCCATCGGCCAGCGAGAGCCTCGCGGTACAGCAGGGCGTCCCGCTGGAGCGGGTGCGGCCATGGGACCACCGGAAGACGTACGCGGCCGGGGATTCGGTGTCGGTGAATGAGAACGTGTATCAGGCCATTTACCCTACGACCGGGGTTTCGCCGTCCGGATACCGCACCGATTCGCGCGGCTGGCGTTGGGTGCGTTCGGAAAGCGCGGCGTACACGGCGTCGGTCTACTACGCGCGGAAGCTGGCCAACTCCCCGGCGTCTCAGGTCAACGCGACCATCTCGTGGTACGACGCGCACAACAACGACCTGCTCGGAGGATCTCCGCTCAGAGCGGTGCAGTATCCACCGCAGTTCGACCGGTTCACCATCGACGGGCCGGTGGGCGGAACGGCTCCGACGTCATGGCCGCTCATCCCCGCCTACTCCAATCCGCAGCCGGTTACGTGGATCGACGCTGGCGGCCCGTGGCGCGTCGACAACGGAATCTGCCACACCGTCTATCCGCCGGTCAGGGCCTCCGGTCAGCTTCTCCTCATGGATGAGCGCTCTTTCGGATTTACGACGTCCCCTGCCGGGGTCAGGCTGCACGTAACTTTCGTCCGGAAGCCTTTCGACCCGACGAGAGAACAGGGTCTCGTATTTCGCGCTGACCTTTCCGCGCGGACCTACTGGATGATGTCGAGAACACGTCTCACGAAAAACACCTACGCCGCAGACTATTCCTCGGTGACCGTGACGCAGGTCGGATCCTCCTGGGCAGAGCTGCCGGACAACTCCCGCGTACTGATGACCACCAGCGTCGGATCCAACGCCTACACGGGATACGCCGTCAATCCAGACGGGAGTTCGACGATGCTCTTCACGGTAACCGATGCGTTCTCCAATACGGGCCTCTACCACGGCCTCGGCGAAAGGCCAATGTGATGCCCGGTTCGTTCACGCCAGCGGTGTTCACCACCAGCATCGCACTCTCCGGCGTGTCGCACAGCGGCGGCGCAATAACGCTTACTTCAGCTCCGCCCACGTCCGCCTTCGCCGACTTCGCATTCATATATCCATCTGTAGCGCCGGATCCATACCTCACGCACATCCTCAACCAGAGCATCGACACGGCGACCCCCGTCAACCAGTTCGCCAGGGTGTCGCTGACGGCGACCGCGCCTGCCGGTTTCACGCCGCTGTCCGGTCCGGATCAGGGTCGCGCGGTCTACGCGGGGATGGGCGCGCAGGAGGTGTTCATGGCTCCGGCCGGAAGCGCGTACCTAGACAGAGCGCAGTTCGAGCAGGGCGCCTATACGACGCTTCTCCCGGCGGCGGCGGAGGGCTACGACGAGGGACTGCTGTACGTCCTTGAGCCGGGCGTGACGGCCCTCTGGGAGCGCTCGCGCGAGCACGCCGACGCGGGACTCTGGTCCGGTCACTACGTCGCCACGACGGCAAGCTCTCCGGCCTCGGCAAGGCACTCCATCGTCCCCACCCTCGCCAGCGTCACGCCCGTCGTCGCAGGAACCTCATACGTCGGCACTGTGAAGACCGGCGTCGATCTCGCGGGCCGGAACATCTACGCGAAGTTCTATTGGTACGACAGCACCCACACCTACCTCTCGACGACCCTCGGCGCGGCTACGGTATCGACCGGGGATTTCGAGTGGGACACCGCCGAGGTTTCTGCGCAAGCCCCTACAGGCGCCGCCTATGCGGGAGTCGTCCCGGAGATCGTGGATCCCCTCGGCGGCTTCACGGTGGAGTTCTACGTCGGCCGCCACAAGATCTCCGCGTCGGACATCGCCATCGCGGGTCCCAGGACATGGCAGCCGCCCCGCCAGATAAACATCGCGCTGACGCCGGACGCGGTCAATGAGATGCAGAACCCGGCATTCGGGGATCCGGCGAATCCGCTGTGGGGATGGACGACGGTCGGCCCGGGGACCTCCTATACGGCGAACTCGTCCGACGCTATGCACGACGGCCGGTCAATGGATGTGGTGTCCGGCGGCTGGACCCCTTCCACCGTCGCGGGGCTCCTTCTGTGCGGGGCACAGACATACAGCTCCCTCGCGCTCTACTCCGGCGTCAACAAGCCGCCCATCACCACGCTCCTGCCGGACACCGATTACGTCGTCTCCCTGTGGGTGAAGCCGGTGAGCGCATACCTGCCCGTGCGGATCTCCGCTTTCGACGGCGTCACCGAATTCGTAGGCTCCGCGACGCCGGTACTCAATGTCTATCAGCCGCGCAACTGGCAGCGGTTGTCGGTCAACATGCACACCGACGAGTCCTGCACCGGATCGGCCAGGATCAGCGTCGGATACTTCCGCTCGGACCTCGACCTCTACACGCCTCCGGTCAATCCCACAACGCCGGGGCAAACAACGTGGACCCTCTGGACCACTCCCCCCGCGAGCTACAAGGGCCTCTGGCAGAACGCGGTCAGCTATCGGGCGGGAGACGTCGTCGCGACGCCTTTCTCCGGGGCCGGTCCCAACGGCGCGTACTTCGCGACGGCCCTCGTGGACAATGTCGGAGTCAGCCCCGATTCGGACTATGTCGCACAAACGGTCTGGCGGCACTTCACGCTCACCCAGCCGGACGGGATAAGTCCTCTGTGCATCGACAGCTATTGGAGCTCCACCACCCGCTACCGGGGCGACAAACTCGGCTTCGGAGTCGAGTACCCGGCGGGCAGCGGAACCACCTACATCATGCAGAAGCCGTCGCTCATTTTCGGGCCGGGAAACACACTCCCCATGGAGTCGCATGAGTTTCGCGTCGATGAGATATTGGTACAGGAAGGGCAGTACGCCACCGACTTCTTCGACGGTGATGTCCCTTCCACGGACTACCTTTGGGAAGGCGTGCAGTATGACAGCCGCTCCTTCTACTACCGCAACAGGAAGTCGGCCCAGGAACGGCTTGAGAGAGTCATCAAGAGCTACGTGCCCTTCGGCACGCCCATTCAGATCCAGTACAGCCCGAGCGTGGTGACGAACCTGTGAGACCCGAATCGCTGGCGCATCTCGCACAGTTGACTTTCGCCGTCGTGCTGCTGTGGTCGCTTTTCCTGACAGCGGTCGACGTGACCCCCTGGCGGCTTCCGCGCAACACAATGGTCCGACCCGCTGGCCTTCTGCTCCTAGTCCTGGGATTAGAAATGACGCCGCTCCGGCCACTGGAGATCATCGCAGCAGTCGGAGCGGCGTCGTTCGTTTACGCGATGGTGAATCGCTAGGCGTTGGCGTCTTCCTGCTTCGGAAGACTGAAACGCTCGACGGCTCGCCGCGCGTTGGGAATCCGCACCTCTTCAACTTGCGCGTTGATACGCCCCAGAAGCTTGTTGATCGCCTCCGCGCGGAGGTTGCGGTTGAAGAGGTGACTAATCTCCTCCCGCGTCATCGAGCCCCGGGCTTCCATCTCCGCCCGAAGCCGCAAACGCTGCTCCCGCTCCTTCGGGCTTTCGCCGTTCACTGCCGGAACCTTGAACTGCTCCATGGTGTACTTGATGCTGGCGAGGCTGTAGCGCACTGGCTTTGCTGCCGCTTCGAGATCCGCGCGGGACATCCGGTCGCTACCGCCGATGCCCGCATAGAGCGAGGCGAGGCGAAGACAGATGACGGGGAATCGCGTGGTGAATTGCTGAATGAACTCGGGCTCGTCGTCGCTGACAACGGAAAGCTCCTCGTAGAGGCTGCCCTTCCATAGCGCCTTTGCGTAGCGGTCCATGGTGATGTGGCGCACGCCCTCCTCGCCCAACTCCCACCCGGAAAACATGGAGGAAGTCCGCTCACCCAGCCGCTTGCCAAGTTGTGTCGCCTTGGTGTACCAGCCCCTCGGGACATCGGGATCGGCGTCGATCTTCGAGCGGTACACGTAGCAGACCAGGAATCGGTTGTAGGTGCCGCCTTCCGCGTGCATGCCGTCTAGACGCGCAGCGAAGGAGCCCGGGGTCGTGTGTCCATGGAAGGTGACGTGAGGCCGCGTTGCCTCAATCTGGTCCTTCTTCGTCGCAACGTACAGATCGCCCCCGTCGAAGCATTCACGCATCTTCGCGGCAGTCGTGCCCATTGGAAGAGCAACCATCGTCCCGGTGGAGAACTCAGGATCGTAGTAAGTAGCGCGCCGCCCCCCAGGCCACATCGGAACGTCGTCCTCGCTGCCTTCGCGCGGCGACAGACCAAGCATGCTCCCGAGCATCTGTTGCTCCGGGGTCGGGTCGGCTACCGAGGCGACGATACCCTCCCCGGATGCGACGGCGCCGAAGATGCAGTGCTTCATGAACGGCGGGTCGGCGGCCCTCAGGTGCGGCATGACCGCGCTCACCGCAGAGCCTTTCTTCCCATTGCCGGACGGGCCGATCAGGAGTGTGGAGATCCCGAGAGGGTGCTCAGTCGTCTTCACCATCATCGTCGTCGTACGCCCCACCATCCCGCTTACGAACGGCAGCAGCCCGAAGTAGATCCCGATGGGGTCTCCTTCCGACACCTGCGCACCGTGCATGGCGATCTCGCCGAGCAGCCCGTAGTAGCCGCCGTTATCGAACTCGGGGCGGCCCTTGGGCTGGGCCATAACCTTTGACATGGGACTCCCTTGATCAACTTCGTAACTTCGTAACTTCGTGGCGCCCGTCGCGCCTCCGGCCTGAGGCTAGCAGCCCTCGAAGATCAACGGGGTTCAGGGGGCCCTACGAAGTTACGAAGTTACGAAGTTGATCTTCTAGGCCAGTCGGGGGACGATGTTCGAACCGAATGGCCCCAAGCCGGTATTAAGACCCACAGATCGGACACGTCCATTTCAGCCGGTACAGCACCGGATGTCCGATCTGGAGGTGCGCATGAGCACTGACTACACAGCCGCCGTCTCCGGCACGGGTAGGGTTTCCCCCGCCCTGCTTGAGGACGCCCTCAACGACTCCCTGCACCCCTCGAAGACGTCGGTGCGCATCCTCGTCGCCTCCACCGACGCGAGGCTCTCAGAGGGCGTCATGGACGTCCTGGAGTGGGCGTGGCGGAACAACGCGTCGGTCACCGCGTTCACGGACGGCTCGGAGACCACCAGCCACGCCGAGGAGCTGCTGGAGAACGCGGACAGCGCGATCGGGGCGACCAACATCACCGCGAAGATCGTCGAAGAGCTCTGCGACTCGGCGCCCTTCTCCTGCCTGATCGTCCTCCCCGACGAGTCGGGCGAGATGGACTCCGACACGCTGGAGCTGGTCTCCCTGTGCATCGAGGCGGAGATCCCGGTCTACGACCTCACCCACGCCATGATCGAGATCGACCCCTACGACATGGAGGACGCGGCGTCGGCGCAGGACGAAGAGGAGAAGCCGGTGGAGACGGTCGCAGAGACGGCCGGGGAGCTGGCGGCACTCGGCGATGGGGAGTACGTGCTGGGCAACGAGCGCGTCGCGCTGGCCCCGGCGTACGACGAGGAGTGGGAGGGGATCGTCAGGGACGCCGCGTACCTACTCACAGCCGCCCAGGATCTCCATCACCGGATCCTGTCGCGGCGCCGACCGCCGAGTGTCCAGCCGGTCGCGGGGGTCGTCCCTGTCGTCGCCGTAGAGCCGGAGATCGCGGAGCCGAAGGAGGCCAAGTACCGGACGCTCGTTCTCGACGAGAGTAGCGGCGTGTGGAAGCCGCGCGGTCGCGGTCGTCTCCGCAGCGACGCCAAGACGAAGCGCCAGGTGTGGGACCTCGGGTGGAAGGACTGGATCGACGTAGAGGACTAGCGACACGACGAAGCCCCCGTTCCTCCTAAGAGCGGGGGCCTTTTGGTTTCTATGCGCGGGACTCGTCGTACCGCTTCCTCTCGCGGGCCGCTTTCTTCCGGAAACGCCGCCGCTGTCTCGGAGACAGGAGACCGACGAGTCCCTCAGCGGTGCCGACTGTCATGCCCCTCTTGCCGCGCGTGTAGAT